TTGCAGCATTTTACTGTTGCCCTGAAGTTTCTCTTTGTGTTTATCCACAGCGTGTTTTACTTCGGCATTAAACTTACCTTCCTTAATCATGCGTTTTTTCTTTTCCTCTTCCGTTTCCTCTGGTTCTTCTTCGGGAGGGTCCAGCACTTCATTTTTATACTTATCAACTTCGTGCTTCACTTCCGCTTTCAATTTCCCTTCGGAAAGCATCCGCTCTCTCTTTTCTTCGTCGGTTTCCTCCGGCTCCTCGGTTTCTGGAATCTCTACTTGCTCTTCCATCTCAAGCAGGTTTTTATCCACACCTTCGGGATGGATCTCATTGGTGAGTTTATCGAGCAGGCCGTCAAGGTGGTCTTTAAGTTTTCGGCGACAGACACCTTCCACCGAAATTTCCATCGGACCGCAAGGCAGTTTGTGAGATTCAATTAACTGGTTGGCTTTCATGGTTAAGCTCGTAATTTATAAGAAACCGTATTGTTTAATGTCACGAGAACTTGCCCATGACTCGGCAGAAGATTTGAACATGCCGTTTTGTTCTGGGGTCAGTTTTTTCTCCACTACGGCGACCATTTTTCCGTATGCTTCCTGGGGGGAGATACTTTTGTCCGTGATTAGTTGTTTGTTCCAAATGTTGCGAATCTCATAGATCATTGTTTTGGCTTCATCAACTCCCCTGGTTTTTGCTACCAAGGCAGCTGCTTTGGCAAAGGGTAATGGCGGTCCGGAGGAAGCTCGGGAACTCCCTTGAGAGATGTTTTGAATGGGTTGGAACTCGCCTGTGAAGAGAGTTTTTGCGCCAAAAGCTTTTCCGGCTTTACTTGCTCCCCATCCAAACACTTCTTTGTCGGAATACGACGAAGGTTTCATGGCGGAAATGACAGCATCTTTAACTCGTTTTTTAGTTTTGTCGCTACGCATGTTTGACAAATACTCCCGATACTCGGCTTCTGTTTTTGGTAGGCTGCCAATCCACGAGCGCAAAGTTTTTTGATTCCTCATTTGCTGGGCACCGCCACGAGCCAGAATCCAATTCGAGGGAGCGTCGATTCCGCCTTTCTTCAGTGGGATGACATGCTCAATGTTGAGGTCCTGGGGTGCCCAGATTTTGCTTCCTCGTCCCTGATAAGCGTCGGTGCCGCCTTGACGGAGCCACAGGTCGAGGACTGCAATTCCTCGCTCTTTTGACGCGGCTTTTGTAAAAACGTTATTTCCCGCCTCATCTTTTCCACCCCACCAGTTTCCACCAGCCTTACCGGTGCTTTGTAGTGCCCGTTGAGTGGTGCTTGGGAGGGCGTTAAAAATCATCTCGAGCTCAGACCGAGGTAGGGAAAGCCCCCGGCTTGCAGCGTCTTTACGCAGCATTCTTAATGCCTGCTGACTCTCTTCGGCTTCTCCTAAAAGCTTTTCTCTCCCCCTCAGCCCTTGAATTTCTGCCCACGAGAGGGCTTGGCGTTTGGACCTTTTCTCGTCCCGCTTCCACTCCACATTTGGTTTCTTTAATTTTGACCCTTCCTCTTCTTCACTTTGTCCCTCCTGCGGTTTTAAAACTTTGCTCAACACGGTTAACGCCGCGCCCAACCGTTTTTCTTGTAAGCTTCCGGGTTGAATGTTATTCTTTTTAGAGATGTAGTCAAGAAGGGCATTCCTTGTGAGGGTGATGCCCTTTGATACCGGGAGTGGAAACTCCACGAGACAAACCATGCCGGACTGAATGCAAGCAGCGGAGCAGTTTTTGCCCTTGCGACAACGCTTACGGCGCCCGCCAACCGCCCCCCTTTGAGCCCGCAATACTTGGCCTCTTGAGGGGGTTTTAGGGGATGAAACTCCCCCCGGTCGGATTACGCCAGGTTGTGCCATCAGTCGTCGTAGCGGTCTAAAATGTGTGCGATCACAGAGTTGCGAACGATGTCTTCTTTCTCGAACTCAACAATACCGACTTCCATTAAGTTGCGAAGACGATGGATGGCATCGACCAATCCATTTTCGCGACGGAATACTTCCAAGTCGGTTTGTTTTGTATCGCCAATCAGACAGATTTTTGAATCTTTGCCCACACGAGAGAGGCAAGTTTTGATATGCGAGGGAAGGAAATTTTGCGATTCATCAACGATGATGAAAGCATTATTCAAGGAGCGACCCCGAATGTCTTCCAGGAGCACGGGCTCGATAATTTTCTTATTAAGCAGATACTCTGCAGCGCCTTGAGAGCGCATAATGCAGGGCAGGTTGTCCAAAACGGGAGCGATTAGCGGAGCGATTTTCTCCGATAAGTCGCCAGGCAAAGCGCCACGACCTCGCTGAAACTCAACGCCCACGTCACTTCTGACGTAGTAGACTTTTTCAAAATCGCCTTGAGCGATACCAAAAAGTCCGTAGTGGAGAGCAATGAGAGTTTTACCGGTACCGGCACAGCCATGAGCCATTGTGACGGTATTTTTCTTGAAACAATTCCACAAGTCTTCTTGACGCCAAGTCAAGAACTTAGGGGGTTGAACATCCATCCCTTTGTGATAGGATGCTTCAATCATGTGAGCTGTTTCGGCGCGACGATTCTTGCGCTTTTCCTTGCTTGATAACATGTTAGAGATGATGGTAGCAACGGTGGGTATTTGAAATACATACGCTTTGTGCCTCGAAAGACTTACACTAACATCACCTCCGTGGAATATAGAATCGGGCATTGGAGGACTGCGACCGACTTACATTTTTACCCGGTCACATGGTCCACCATGCCCCTCTCTCTAACAACCACTCAATGTAGGCGCTCTGCGTAGTCGTCGAAACCGCCTCGACCGCCGCACCATTTACGGTAGCGTTCGTCGCCGTGCTTTGCGGCTTGTGCAAGGTATTTGTCTGCGGCTAAATCAGTGATTAAGACTTTTGTGCCAAAGTCATTCTGCATCAACGATGCGTTACGGTCCGGGTTAGGATGATTTGCCATGGTAATCTGTTGTAAACAACAGCAACTTTTATTTTATAAACGTGGTGGTTACCAATCACCACTAAATGTCCAAGTCGTACCCGAGATTGCGAGATCCGCTACGAATGCCTCGAGCGAAGGATGACCGGGTGTCAGCGGTTCCGTCCACATTGATCGGGCCATCTGGGTCGTTAACTGCAGCGTCCGCTGGGAACAAACGCATTCGTTTGCTGGTCAAGTTGGGGAAAGCAGTCTTATTGTCAAATCCGGGTCGAGTTAGCTCTCCAAAGAAACGCTTATTTTGTATGATGGAATCCTGCAACCCCTTGTCAACCGTGTCCAGTCTCATGGCATAGTAAGTTAATGCCCAAGTGAACGAGTCGGTACGGTCGTCATGTTTTGTGAAAGGGAAAGTAGTGAGTTCTTTCAAAAAGTCATCGATCCATTCGCCCTCGACAAAATGGACTCGACCAAATTCCATCAAAGGCGCAACCGCTTGAAGACGAATTGTCTTTGACTTCAAGGGCTTCATTTCCTCAATCGGAATCTTGGCCTCTTTTTTCAGAACTTGAATCAGAGACTGCCCTGACGCAGCTTTTTCAATGCAAAGCATCCGAGCATTGTAATATGAGTATAGCAGTTTGACTTTTGCGATAAGCTCTGGAAAACCTAATCTTCCGGTAATAATCTCACGGATGTATACTCTCCCTGGGTGGGAGTGAGAAATAGACGCTATGCAAATGGCGGTTTCGTCGGCCATTTCTTTTTCAGAGAACGCGCAGTCAACCGCCATCCAAGTCAAATCGTATGAAGGGCACTCCTCTTTGTTTGTTCTAATTATCCAGTGATCTTTAACAATCTGACCTTCTGCGGAAACAGGGTTACCTTGGTACAGAGCAGCAAACGCCGAAGATCCCATGGTCTTTTTCTGAGCCATGAGCATGTCCACTGTGAAAGCGGTGTTGCTCGGCCAATGCGACTCGCCCAGTTCTCGTTCAAGGGGATCTTTTTCTCGTTGTTCAGCGGTTTCGACAAGACCCGCGATGTTAACCCAACGCCAACCGTTCGGGTTTTCGATTTCGTCATACTCTCCGTCAGCCTCGACTAACACACCATGCAAGTCATGCTGGTGAAATCGAGTAGCAATAACGAGTTGACACCAGTTGTTGGTACGACGGGTGGAAGCCTGTTCGCCCCACCAAGACTCCAGTGCTTCGAGAGCAGCGGTTGAAGTAGAATCTTTGAGCGGGTCGTCTACGATCATGGCACCGACGCCCGTGCT